TGAACATGATGAAATACCTGAACCAGGGTTGTGGGATGCAGCTCTTAAACTAGAACAACAACTAAAAGATGATGGTTATGTTGCAGATGCAAGCCACTCTGAGAAAGGATGGGTAGAGGTGAATATACTATGACAACTATGATTAGTGTAACAGAATGGAACACTGGACAAACATTCCAGTCCAAGAAACTAGCAGCAGAGTATTTTAAAATACCTGTTAGCTTAATTACAAAGAGTGTTAAAGGTAAAATAGAAGTGAAGACCAAGAGAGGGAAAAAGCTTAAGTTCTCACGTGGCAACTTAAGAAGAGGTGAGTCATCAGTACATAAAGCAAAGACTTCTGATGGTAAAACCTTCAACTTTGGTAAGTATAAAGAAACAGAGCTTAAAGATATACCAACAGACTATTTAATGTGGGTGTATCAAAATGTAAGCAGATGTCCAAAATTTGTAAGAGTTGAACTAGATAAGAGAGAGTCATGTGGATAGCTGTAGAACTAGAATTTAAACACTATGAAGCTGAAGAACTTGAAGAAGGTATGTTATTTATGAATCATTTATATCCTGGTAATGATGATAGAGAGAATATAGAAATCTACACTCTTACAAAAGATATGATGCATGAGTTACTAACTCCTGAAATAATCTTTTTAGAAAATGGTTATCCTGTATTGCCATACCTATATGATTTAGATGGTTTGGTAGTTGCCAATCCTGATCAATTAGGTTGGTTTGATCCAGGTGATGAGTTTGATAGTGTCATACCATTTACACCAACTGAAATGAACTTTATACTTAGAGAGTTTGATGGTTTACTTGAAGTCTTTGTTGATGAAGACTTGTACGAAGAAGGTATAATTAGACCTATACTTGAAGACGGTTATGTCATAACAAAATTTCTAGATGATGATCAATCTGATTATGAACTAGACCAATTACCTTTTTAAAACAATGGAAAAAACAACAGTGATTTTAAAGCTAGCTTTTAAGTTTTATAACAAAGAGCCACAAGAACTAACTGAAGAAGAAAGATGTAAAATATTAGATATATATGATGATTTTTATTAAAACAAGAAGACTATGGGAGTAGATATTTATGGCAAGTCGCCAAAACTAACAGGTAAAAGGCCTGAATTTAATTATGATGATGACAACACTACTGATGAGCAGAAAGATGAGTTCTGGAGAGCTCTAGAGAAGTGGGAGAAGAACAATCCTGGTTATTATTTTAGAAGTAATTGGTGGGGATGGAGACCTATTGTACAAATTTGTAAACATGCAGCAGAACAATTTGAATTAGATTTTGATCTTGATTGGAATCACAACGATGGTAAAGGTTTAGATAACTGGCAAGAGTGCAATGCTCTAGCAGATGCACTAGAGAAAGTGATAGCTCAAGAAGAAAACTTAATTGATGATGAAGATGTAATATATTGTAACATGGGAGGCTGGTCTACAAGAGGAAATGGTGGTATGCTTGATGCAAGTATTGCAATGATGCTTAATAGAGACTATCCTTATGGTACAATTATGTTTTCAGGTGTTGTAGGTGATGGTGGTGCTATTTATGAACCTTCACACAGTGCACCTCTTTGGTTAGTTAAAGAATTTATTCTATTTCTTAAAAATTGTGGTGGGTTTTCTATTTGGTAATCTAATTAAATTGATTATTTTTGTAGGCTCAGCAATAACCTTTTATGAAATTTATAACCTTTTTAATTAAATGGGTGGCAGGTAACCTAGCTATACCATTTTGGGTGGTTGGACACATACATTTGTCTATACATAACTTTCATGACCTATACGAAATACTCAGTAGTGTAGGCATGAATGTTATTGTGGCAATTGGTTTTTATTTAGAGTGGAAAGATTTAAAAAAGACAAACAATGAATGATGTAATTATATATGACATAGAAACTATGCAGGAATGCTTTATAGTTGTATGCATGAAGCCTGAGAGCACACCTAAGAGCTTTACAGTTAGTAAGTGGCAGAATCAGCTTGATGCATTTGCTAAGTACACTGAAGACAACAAGGATGCTTATTGGGTGGGTTACAATAATCTACGCTTTGATGCTCAGGTTGTTGAATGGATACTTAGAAACTATGACCATTGGCATGATTGTACAGGACTAGAGATATGTTCTAAGATTGCACAGAAGGCTCAGGATATTATACATGATGCTAATTATGATGTGTTTCCTGAGTATAGAGAGCACGAGCTTTCTCTAAAGCAAATGGATTTGTTTAAGATACACCACTATGATAATAAGAACAGACGTGTTAGCCTCAAGAGGTTAGAGTTTGAAATGGATCTTGAGAACATAGAGGAGATGCCTATACATCACACTAAAACAAACATGACCAAGGATGAAGTGTTCTTGTCATTACAGTATTGTTTTAATGATGTTGATGCAACCTATGAGTTCTACAAGATCACTATAGGAGAGACAGAGCATCCTTTATACAAGGGTAATAACCAAGTGCAGCTTCGTAAAGATATAGAAGAGGAGTTTGGTATAAGCTGTCTTAATTACTCTGATAGTAAGATTGGTGATGAGATCATCAAGAAGTATTACTGTCAAGAAAAGGGTATAGATATACGTGAACTTCCACGTAAAGGATATTTTAGAAAGAGTATCAATATGAAGAATTGTATTGCTCATTATGTTAAGTTTGAGACCAAGCAGCTACAGGACCTGTTAAGCAGTGTCAAGAAGCGTAAGCTAGGCCTTATGGATAACTTTAAAGAGCACGTACATTTCTATGATAATGTGTATTCTTTTATGAAAGGTGGTCTTCATACAGAAAACAAACCAGAGGTGTTTGAAGAAGATGAAGATCATGAGATTATAGATTGGGATGTAGCTAGCTATTATCCTGCTATAATAATTAACAATGAAAAATATCCTGCTCACCTGGGTAAAGAGTTCTTGAATGGATACAAACGTATGTTTGAGAAACGACTAGAGCTTAAACCACAAGCTAAGGGTGACAGGAGGATTAAGGGAATTGTAGGAGCACTTAAGCTTGCAGTCAATTCTGTGTATGGTAAATCATCTGACATGAACTCATGGATATATGATAGGCAGTTAACTATGTTCACCACTATAACTGGTGAGTTTAGCTTAATGATGCTTATTGAAAAGTATGAGCTCAATGATATCAAGATTATCTCTGCCAACACAGACGGTGTAACGATTAAAGTGAGAAAAGACTTGATTCCCAAGATGCATGAGATCAATGACTGGTGGTGTAAGACCACACAGTATGTACTAGAACGTACAGACTATACAAAGATCTTGTTTTCCACTGTTAATGACTACCTAGCCATCATGCCTGATGGTTATGTCAAGAAAAAGGGGGACTTTCTTACAGACTTTGAGCTTCATAAGAACAAGTCAGGTAGGATAGTTCCCATTGCTCTTGAGCAGTACTATGTGCACGGTATTCCTGTTAAAGATACTATTATGAATCATAAGAATTTATATGATTTCTGTATCAGGAAGAAGGCATCTAGAGATTTCCACTATGAGGGAATTAATAAGGTAACTAATGTTAAAACGAAGTATAACAAACTGATTAGATATTATGTGTCTAAGACTGGTGAGAAAGTTTACAAGGTGAAGAACCATGACTCTGATAGTAAAGCTGCTAAGAGAAGTCAGGTGGAAGCTGGTGAATGGGTGTGTCATGTTTGTAATTATCTAGAGAGAGATTCTCCAGTGGATAATATAAACTATAAGTACTACATAGACCAAGCTGAAAGCATGATTGTAAAGATTCTTACAAAAGGTAAGCGTAAGAAGAACACTGTAATACCTAATCAACTAAATTTATTTTAAATCTGTGAAGAAAAAAGTTAACAGAGGTAACATTATGAGGCATCTTATTGAATATCAGTTAGATATGGTTGGTAAAAGAGTGGTGGACACTCTTGACGATGATAAGTGGTATTTCAATTGGACAATGACTAATGATCAAAAGTCAGAGTTTAATAAGTATGCAATTAAATTAATGAAAAAAGTATTTAAGTTTAATACTAATAAAGCGAAGGAAAATCTAAGTTGGTTTAACAATCAGTTTGGATTAAGAATTAAAAATTAATAATTAAATAAATAATAGAAAAATGGAAGTAGTTTTAAGTACAGTTTATTATGCGTCAATCTCAGTGTTGGCAATTGTAATAGCAATGGTAATCGTAGGAGTATATAGTATACTCACTGCAGAAGATGATCCTTATGATGAGCAAACAAAGAGAGCTCGTGATAAAAAAGGTAGATATAAGGGTGATGACCCAAGCACACCTAATAAGAATGAAGCCTGGAAAGGTGGTAAGAAACCTAAAAGAGGTAGAGGTAGACCAAAAGGATCTAAGAACAAGCCAAAATCTAAGAAATAATGTCTAAGTTGATTAACGAAGACTGGGAACATGCAGCTTATGCTAATGATAAGATGTATGAAATAGAGAGACGCCAAAGGATAGAAATAGAATGGCAAGAATGGGAACACTTACAAAGTGTCAAGAACAAGAAACCTGCAAAAATAATAGTAAATAAACCCCCACTAGATGAAGATCCACATAACCCCAAAGATGTTTCAAGAACTCATCAAAAAAAGTTATAACCTTGATCTAGTTTATTTACTAAAGATGATAGATGAGCAGTATGATGTACAACCCTTGTATGAGGATAGTATGAAGATTGCTGCTCTTTATCAATCTTTAATTAGAAAAGGTCTTATAACTAAAGATGAAGAGAAACTCACTACAGTGGGCAAGAGCCTATTGGAATATGTAAAGAACTCTGAGGATAATAAAATAGTTAAACGAAAACCAATAACAACTGATTTTGAGGAATGGTGGAAAAACTATCCTACTACAGACACATGGTCTTTGGACAGACATAAGTTCAAAGGTACAAGAGCCTTGAGAAGAGGTAAAGAAGAATGTAGAAGAAAGTTTAAAGCGATCATTGAAGAAGGAGATTATACAGCACAGCAGCTCACTAAAGCTCTTAAATACGAAGTGGATGTAAAAGTTCAACGATCTATAAAAGAGAGAAAAAACATTATGAGCTTTATGCAAGGCAGTATAACTTATTTGAATCAAAGAACCTTTGAAGCTTTTATAGAGCTCATGGATCAAGAGAAAGATAACCCACCTGAATCAGCATCAGGACCAACAGACATATAATTTATGGAAAATACAATAGAATTTAATAAGTGGATGTTAAAGATTAGAAACGAGTATTACTCAGATGATGATCAAATGAACAACGCATACGAAAAATTAAAAGAATTAGCAAACAGTAAAAATATAAAGCATGAAGATAATAATTAGTGTAGTGTTATGGATATTAGTAGCAAAGTTTATGTTGTGGTTAGGTAAGTTTATCTGGCCAGAAGATAATGATGATAACCTTCGATATTAATGAGTTTTCAGTTACTAAAAGAAGAGGTTCAAAAGGGCCTTGATGGAAGGAATGGCGGTATACCTATGGGCTTTGACAGGCTCAATAGGTATGTTGGCATTAGAAAGTCAATGTACTATTTGATTGGTGGATTGACTGGTTCAGGTAAGACTAGCTTTATAGATGATGCATTTGTACTTAATCCTGTAGATTGGGCTATGTCTGAAGAAGGACAGAAGTCTGGTATAAAGGTGAAGGTATGGTACAGATCTATGGAGCGTAGTAGAACATACAAGCTTGCAAAGTGGACATCTCGTAAGATATTTTTAGATCAGGGTATAATAATACCAGTTAATAAACTACTTGGTTGGACAGAAAAGATGACTAAGGATGAGCACGATCTATTTCTTATGTATGAAGACTATATGACAAAGCTTGAGGATGTAGTTACTATTATCGATGGTCCTGAGAATCCTGTAGGTATTGCTAAAGAACTAAAAGCTTATGCACTAGAACGTGGTGAGATAATACAGCAGGATAAGTATAACAAGGTGTATATTCCTAATGATCCTAGTGAGATAACTATGGTTGTGTTGGATCATATTGGCCTACTCAAGACTACTAGAGATCAACCAACAAAGAAGCAAGCTATTGATAAGATGAGTGATGAGCTCAGGTATGCACGTGACTTCTATGGTCATTCACCAGTGGTTGTTAGTCAGTTCAATCGATCTATATCTAACCCTATCAGGATAAAGAATGGTGATGTTGAGCCACAACTAGAAGACTTTGCTGATAGTTCTACCACACAAAACGATTCAGATGTATGTATGGCCTTGTTTGACCCTATGCGTTATAATGTAGATGATCCATCAGGATATGACACTAACAAGCTTAGAGATGAATACGGTGGTAAGTACTTCAGGAGTCTTAGACTTATTAAGAATAGCTATGGTGAAGATGATATCAGGATTGGTCTTGCATTCCTTGGCCAGATAGGCATGTTCAAAGAACTACCAAAACGTAGAAACATAACAGAGGCAGATTATGCTTCAGTAATTAACAAATCATTTTTTATATCATGACAGAACCATTGCAATTATTAGAAGAGAGACTTGCTGAAATTAGAATAATGCTAGACACAGCAAAAAAGAACGATTGTTCTCAAGAAGAACTAACTACCTTACATAATAAGTATTACGTGTGTACAGAGACAATTAGAAGATTTGTAAACAAAAGGAGAGTTATATGACACTAAGAGACAAGAGACAAAAAGAGTTTGCTGACGTATGGCTAAATCATGGAAAGTTTGGTATTCTAAACTTATGTCCTAGATTTGGTAAGATTAGAACAACGATTAGTATTCTTAATAGAATGGAAAGCAATTGTAATATATTGATTGCATATCCTGACAATAAAATCAAACAGTCTTGGATAGAAGAGTTTGAAGAGATGAGTTATGTGAATGATAACATAACTTATACTACACACAGATCTTTACACAAGCAGTCAGGTACAGAGTTTGACATTGTTATTATTGATGAGATACATTTACTATCAGAGGCCCAGATAGGTGTTTGTGTAGATTTATTCTCTCAGAATGATAACATACTTGGTCTAACAGGTACATTATCTAAGTGGACTAAGAGAACACTTAAAGAAGAGCTTGGTATATCAGTGATTGCTAACTACCCAATAAACAAAGCTATTGATGAAGGTGTTATAGCTGACTACCAGATAAATGTAATCAAGGTGCCTTTAGACAACACTACTCGCAATGAGTATGGTAAGAAGAAGATCAAGAAGACAGAGCTTCAACAGTTTAAATACCTTAGTGGTGTTATAAACAAGATGATGTACTCTGGTGGCAATAGTATGTTTATGCGTCTAGCACGTATGAGACTTATACAAAGCAGCTTAGCTAAGAAGCAAAAGACTAAACAGATTCTTAATAACAATAAGGATCAGAGAATACTAGTGTTTTGTGGTGTAACAGCAATAGCTGATAGTCTTGGTATACCCTCTTATCACAGCAAGTCTAAGGACAAAGATGCACTTAAAAACTTCGCAGAAGGAAAAGGTACACACATGGCTGTTGTAAAGATAGGTAACACAGGAGTTACATATAAACCACTAAACAAGGTGATCATTAATTACTTTGATAGTAATGGTGAGAACCTAGCACAGAAGATTAATAGATGTATGGCTATGGAATATGATACTCCAGACAAGAAAGCACAGATATATATTATATCTTCTAATGAAAAGGTTGAAGAGAAATGGCTTAATAAAGCTCTTGAGTTCTTTGACAAAAGTAAGATTAAATACGTATAAATTTCGTATATTTGCACACCTAATATTAATAAATAAATACATAAAAATGAGTTCAAAATTAATTGGAATTGTTGGTGAAACAGGGACAGGTAAATCAACAGCAGTGAAGCACTTAAACCCTGAAGAAACCTACATTATTAACGTTGCAAAGAAAGAGCTACCCTTCAAAGGTTCTCAGAAACTTTACAACACAGAAAACAAAAATTACAAAGAGATTGATGATCCAACGGACATTACAAGATTGCTTAAAACTATCTCGGAGAAAGCCCCACACATTAAAACTATTGTCATAGAGGACAGTAATTATCTAATGGGCTTCAGAATGGTAGAGAAAGCAATGGAAACTGGCTTTACAAAGTTTAGTGTAATGGCTAAGGATATGGTTGATTTATTTAGATCAGCTAGAGCACTACGTGATGATTTAGTTATCTTTTATTTCTCTCACCCTGAAACTATAGAAGACAGCGGAGAGATTATAGGATACAAAATTAAGACAGCAGGTAAACTTATTGACAATCAAGTGTTGTTAGAAGGTTTACTAACTGTATGTTTATACACACATGTAGAGGAAACTAAGAGTGGAGCTACGTACGAATTCCTAACAAATAGATTTCGTAAGAAGCCTGCAAAGAGTCCAGATGGTATGTTTGAATCAACAAGGATACCAAACAACTTACAGATGGTAAGAGATAGTATAGTAGAGTATTATAATTAATAAATAAATAACAATTAAAATTAAAATTTATGAGTACAATTGGAGGAGTAAAAAGAGAATCCGCAGGAGGTGGAGAAAACACTAACTTTCCTAAAAAGGTTGGTATATTTGAGGCAGACATTGTAGCTATTAATCCCACAATAGAGGAGTATAGTACAGTGCTTGGAATGGATTTAAAACCAGAAAGTAAAGCTACAGACTATTTAGGAGAAACCAGAGATGGTAATTCATACCTGCGTGTAGATGTTTGGTTGAAACAAGTTAAAACTGAGAATCTATTTAAAAGTAGTTTCTTTCTAGAAGATAGAGAGCGTGAGAACAGAGACCAAACAAAGAAACAATATATCAACAGTGTAGGTATGACAGCTTGGGCTGCTGATGAGAATGATTTGTGGGACTGGTTCACTGAAGGACGTGATCATCGTGTAGCCTATATTGGTGAAGAAGAATTATATGATTTCATGAGAACATGGTTAGGTCAATTGAACTATCGTCATGCAACTACAGTTCTACAGTTAGACTGGAAGAAACTTATGCGTGGTAATATTGGTGATCTTAAAAGTGAAATTAATGGTGAATGGTGTAACACTGTTGTAGCACTAGCAACTGTTGTTGTTAAGGAGCGTGATGGTGAGACTAAAGAGTATCAGGGTATCTATAACAAAGGGTTCTTGAGTGGTTATACTATGAAGCAATTCAGACTAGTAGACTATACAGATAAGAGAATACTAGATAGTTTGAGATCTAGAAAACCTCGTGACCTTAAACCACATGAACGTTTTGCAGTTCGTGTAAGTGGTGAATATGGATGTAAAGACTACTATATTCTTAAAGAAATAGAAGAGTATAACCCTGGTGATAATCTTGTCGCCTCTGATAATTATATATCAGATGATGGGTCAGACTACTAACTAATAAATATATATAAACTAGGGCCCTCTTCAGAAATGTTGAGGGCTTTTTAATTTTAAGAAGAATGATTAAAGGAATAAAAAAAGTATTTCTTACTAAAGAGCTTATTCTTTCTAAAATATCTTCGTATGACATCTTTAGGTTTTACATGCCAAATAAAAATTGGGAAATAGATGTAGTAACTCTCTCTCCATTTAGAGATGAGAAACATCCATCGTTTGTTATTGGTCCCAAAGGTGAAGGAGGAGTGTTAATATTTATTGATTTTGCTGATACTAGCTTAAAAGGTGATGCCTTTAAGTTTATAGAGAAACTGTATAATATGAAAAACATGTTTGAGGTGTATAGTAAAATTGATAGAGATTTTGACTTAGGATTCACTACAGGTACAACTACAAAGAAGTACGAGAAGATTATTAGAAAATATAATAAGCCTGAAATAGTAAAGAAAGATTATTCTTTTATACAAGTTAAGACCAGAAAGTTTACCACAGAAGAACTTGCATATTGGAATAATTATTATCAGGACATTGATGATCTGAAAGCAAATAATATATTTTCAGTGGCAGAAGTATATCTAAACAAGAAGCGTATTGTTCTAGGGAATAATGAGCTAAGGTTTGGTTATCTGTATGATGGTAAATGGAAAATCTATAGACCTCTATCTGATAGAAGATGGAAGTGGATGCCTAACAATGTACCAATTACAGCAATGGATGGTTTGGATGATATTAAAGATTGCCATACAGCTTTTATAACTAAAAGCAAGAAAGACTATATGGTGATGAAAAAGATATTTCCAACTGTATGTGCTGTACAGAACGAAGGTGCAGGATGTTTCTCTGATGAGAATATAGAGTATATTAAATCAAACTCTGAGAAACAGATACTATCTTTTGATTCAGATGAAGTGGGTGTAAAGAACAGTACTAGCATAACTAACAAGTTTGGTTTTGAGTATTGTAATGTACCTAAGAAGTATCTGAAAGATGGTATAAATGATTGGGCAGACCTAGCTAAGGTTCATGGCCTTAAAGTAATAGAAGAATATTTAATAAATAAACAAATTTTAAAATGATGAAATCAACAATTGAAAATCTGGACAAAATGTTAATCGCTCCAGTACCGAAGGAAACAAAAACGTACAAGCCTGTAAGTCACAAACAACTTATAGACTTAACACTTGAGAGCATACACCAGTCAGGTTATAGCTTAGTGAGTCAAGAATACTCTACTGCAAGAGATGGTAATGTAGCAAATGGACGCTACACTATAGGTAATGTTGCAGACAGTGAGATGAAATTACAAATTGGATGGCAGAACAGCTATGACAAAAGTCTATCACTTAAATTTGCTCTTGGAACTAGTATTATTATTTGTTCTAATGGTATGGTGAAAGGTGATCACGGTGCATTTAGAAAGAAGCACCAGGGAGACATACAAAGCTTTACCCCAGCAGCTGTATCAGAATACATAAAAGGTGGAGGTGATGCTTTTCGTAATTTACAGAATGAACGTGATCAGTTCAAAAATATAGAAGTAGATGGTCAAGCGCAAGCAGAGTTATTAGGTAGAATGTTTCTCAAAGAAGATATAATTACATCTACACAGCTAAATATAATTAAGAGGGAGATCAAAAGTCCAACTCATGATTATGGAGCTGCAGATAGTATGTGGGAACTTTACAATCATGTTACATTTGCAATGAAGCAAGCTCATCCATCAACTTGGATGCAAGATCATATAAATGTGCATGATTTCTTTAACAATTATGATAAGCCTTCTGCTAGTCCTATTATAATTGATGCTGAAGTGAGTGATAATCAATTATTAATGTTTTAATCATGAAGCTTTCAAAATACTTAGAGACGTTGCAACTACTTGTTAAGAACAATCCTGTAGTTGCAGATTATGAATGTGTATACGGTATAGATGATGAAGGAAACTCTTTTGGAAGAGTAGTCTTTACACCTACAGTAATGAAAGTAGATTCTTTAGAGAATCGAGATATTAAAGTAGAAGAAGTTAACACTGCAGAGGATGGTAATGTTGTCTGTATAAATTAAATAAATAAATGGATTGGAATAATTTTAAATCAATGTTTCACCCATCGTGGCATGATAAAATGAAACCATTTATAGAGAGTAATGAATGTGATGAGATATATGCATTCTTAAAAAAGGAGAGTAAGAGGGGCAAGCAAATTGCTCCTCTCTCATCTAATGTCTATAGATGTTTTAAAGAAACGCCACTTGATGAAGTGAAAGCAGTAATTATAGGGATGTGTCCATATCATACGTTTAAGAACAATCTACCAGTAGCAGACGGTCTACTGATGGGTTGCTCTATAACAGGATATGTACAACCATCTCTAAGTAATGTTTATAAAGCTCTAGAAACTGAGTTCCATAGAGGACTTAATTTGAGCTATGACGCAACACCTGATGTATCTTATTTGGCACATCAAGGTATACTGATGCTTAATGTAGCACTCACCACAGAGAAAAATAAAGCAGGTAGTCACATAGCACTATGGGAACCCTTCACAAAGTATTTGTTTGAAGAAGTTCTTAATACGCTAGGTGTACCTTATCTTTTTCTAGGTAAAGATGCTGCAAGATATAAAAAGTATACAGGAATATTTTCACATGTTTTCACTGTAAGCCATCCAGCAAGTGCTTCTTACAAAGGAGTTGACTGGGACAGTGAAGATGTGTTTACAAAAATAGATACATTAATTTATGAAAATAACGGATATAGCATCAGCTGGCTAAAAGATGAAGAAGATCCATTTTAAAACTAAATATTATGAAAGTAGAATATTGGAACACACCTTATCAGGGTGCTACAAGTGAACTAGTCAGAACAGAAGATTGGCCTGACACAGATGAATCTTTTGCAAAGTATTATGACTTAAACAATCAATTAAAATATTGTAATGGTAGTCATTATAAGTTTGTAAGTGATGAAGTAAGAAGAAGATATAGTGATGAATTCTTTGATAAATACCACACAATAGAAAATTACTACAAAGGTGGAGTAGTAGATTAATAATTAAAAAACAGAAAAATGCGAGGAACATTAACAGAAGATGCTGGTATATTAGAGCCAGGAGATGAAATAGTTACTAACCAAGGCTCAGAGATGAGATGTTATATAGTGGAAGAAGTTCCACGAGTTAGTAAACTAAAAACATGGCATAACGGTAAAACACGATACATAGCTGTAAAGTGTAGATCTGCTGTAGTCATGAAGACAACTACAGGTATTAATCATTACACTAAACAACCTTGGACTAACACTTACAAGGATTATGAGTTTAGAATACCTAATGAAGAAGATCCAATAGTAAAAGTGGATTTAAACTGTAAACAAATATATATAATAAATAAATTTAATTATGATGGATAAAGAAGTAAATAGGCCCATTAAAATGGAAGATCTCCAGGTGGGAGATGAAGTAATTGTACGAGGTGTAGACCTCAACTACATGCAAATTGTAAGACCACCAAAACAGAAACAATACAAAGATTATACTGGAGCACCTTACAGATTGGGATGGACATCATCTGTGTGCAATAGAATCAATAGCAAGTTTGGAGTTAAGCATGCAGATGATAAAGAAAAGGTAAGGTTTGATTTTCATTGGAAATCAATCTGGTTAGTAAAAAGAGAACAAGAATTAATAAATAAATAAATAGTAAAATGCGATTAGAAAAACAAAAACAAGCAAATGTTCTATACTCAGGAGATAAAAACGAGAGTATAGGAATGTCATTAGACATGGATTCTGCACAAGTGTTGATGCAGATGTTAAGTAAGAATCTTTATTCAGATGCTGTAGGATCTGCAGTGAGAGAATGTGCTAGTAATGCACTTGATAGTCATAGGCGTGCTGGAGTTAATAAACCTATAATTGTATCGTTGGTGCAGAATAAATCTAATAACTGGGAGTTCTCTGTTGAGGATTTTGGTACAGGTTTAGATCATCATGATGTACAGAACATTATCAGTAAGTATGGTAAATCTACCAAACGTAATAGTAATACAGAACTTGGTATGATGGGTCTTGGTTTCAAGGCTCCTCTAGCTTATGCTAGTAGTTTCTATTTTACATGTAGAAAAGATGGTATGGAACGTAAGTACATGATGTATGAAGGTGAGGAAACAAACACTATTGATTTAATTAATGAAACTCCTACAACAGAGTGCAATGGTGTAAAAGTTACTGTACCAGTTAGATGGGGTGATAAGTATGACTTTCGTAATAAAATTAAACAGCAACTTGCATACTTCGAGGATGTATATTTTAATGTAGATGATATTGATAATGAATTCACTATTCATAGATCTAAGTTGTTTCAGTTTTCCGAATTATCTGAGGATAAAAAACTACATATATGTCTTGATAATGTATACTATCCTCTTGATTTTGATAAAATGGGAATGGAGTCTATATATATTCCTATTGGACTAAGATTTAGTCTTACTGATGGTATATTCCCAACACCTAACAGAGAGTCTCTTATATACACTAAAGAAACTAAGAAAACTATAAAGTCTAAGTTAACTGAATTTGCTAATTATTGTGTAGAGAAATATAATGAAGGTGTTTCAGAAAATAGTGAAGATGTAGTATCTTATTTAGATTATTACTATAATAAGACAAGAATCTGGAATGTACTTGGGACTAAATTTGATCTAAATAGTCTAAATTCTTTTATTACAATACCTTTTGCTAAGCCAAAACTTGAAGGAGTAGATAATTTTGATATTACTAAGTTTGCTAATCATGAATATGGATATTTTACAGGAGAATATCGTGTTGCTTATAGATATGAAAATGATAGAATGTATAAGGTAGATGATAACAGTTGGCACAGTAATGTAAAATGGGACAGTCTGGAAAAGTATCCATATCTTATAGAAACTGCTATGAAAGGACATAAGAAAAGTTATCTTAGAGAAATTTGTGGTGAAAGAGTAGATAATAAAGGCCAGAAGATTAGAAGAACTTACTTTGTACGTAAAACAAAGCCATATTCACTTATGAAAAATGGTCATGCAACAAGAGATTGTTACTATACAATTCTAAATCTAAATCTTTATGATAAGAGTATGTGGAGAACTATAATTAAGGAGTTTCAATATATTCAATCATTATTGTTTAAACATATGGTAGGTATAAATACAATTGAGATTCCTGAACAATGGTTGCTGGATAAAAAAGCTCAGACTTCATCTAAGAGAAAGAGTACAATGGACTCTAAAGGTGTAAAAGTTGAAGGAGATTTTAACTGTAAAGTTGCTGAAGACTTACTTAGAGAAAATGGTGGTAGAAACTGTAAGTTTGTTTCAGGTCGTATAAATATTGACACTGTAGAAAAAGGTGGAGATACCTTTGTCTATACTTCTCACGATGAATATATGAAGTTAGATGATTTGTATCATGATACTAAGTTCTTACCAATTAAATATATTACATTTTCAAATCGTGAAATGGAATCTTTAGAAAAGTCTCCTAGCGTGGATAATTTGGTTAAATATGAAGATTTCATAGCAGGACATAGTCTATTTATTAGATTTGTAACTGCAATGTATTGTAATATTAATGTAAAGAAATGGGAGTATATATATAGAGCTAAAACAAAGATAAATTTAATTAAATCTAAGCTTACTGATAAGCTTATAGAAATTGAACTTTATAGAGACAAGAATATTGGCAGCTGTAGATATAACTATTTTGATAAAACTAAACATTTTCTAGACAATGCTAAAGAACAGAAACTGTTTAATGATAAGATGAAAGATATGGTTGATGATATGGATAAATTTATCGAAGATAATATTTATGTAGCTACATTATCAAGAGCTATTGCATATGGAGGAACTAATAACAATGAATTAATAGATTGTATGGCTCAGTTATTTAGATGTAATGGAGTTGGTTATAATGCAAGTTATGTATTTCTAAAAGATAAAGTAAAAGAAGAAGATGAGTAGTAGTAGTAGGGGAGATTATTTGTTAGTCTCCCTTATTTTTCGTATATTAATTAATAAATAAAAACAATTAAAAATGAGTAAATTTCTAAGTTTAGAATGGTTCAAGAACAGAGTGGATCATTCAATTGAAAAAGTTATCGAGAAGAAACTTGATAAACTAGTTGAAGAGGTAGACAACGATGGTTCTCCTCAAACAAAACCATACAACAGCATTAAGCTAGTAAATGATGTACTAACTATTGTGCTGTCTGATGGTTCTATAATATCTAAGGTGAATGCCACTGAAGATGATTATCATGCTGCAGAGTCAGCTGCTACTATTGGAGAACTATATGTAATTGTTAGTGATCCTAATGTTGTTTCTGAGATTGCAGAGAGAGATAGATCAGAAAGAAGACTAAAGGCTCTTAGAAAGGGTCTTGCTACTTTAGAAGAGAGTGGTGAGTTTGTACTTGATGGAGATTCAGTATATTTTAAAGGTATATCTAGATCTCTACCGCAGCTATTAGTTGAAGAACTAATTAATGAGGTGAGTCGTGCTGAAGCTTTAGGTATTCCATTAAATGATTATGATGGATATCAGTCTCTTAAACGTTTCTTTATGTGGTGTGCACTTAATCCAAGAGCTGAGGTGGCACATGAGTTATACAGATTCTTGAAAGAGAATAGTTTCCGTATTACTAAGCAAGGGTTCTTTGTAGCACTTCGTAATGTTGTTACACTACATGGATCTCCAGAGCTTGTACACTTTATATCTAATACATATAATAAAGTGAAAGCTGTGTGGAAGAAGAGTCCAGATGACTACACTGTATTCTTACAAGATGGTGAGTACAAGATTGTACACGCAGATAAATTGTATAATGAAGAAACACACACTAGTACTGTTTGTCCAGATTGTGATGGTGAAGGTGGTTATCATGATGAAGGTGATTCTTATGATGACGAAGATGAGTGGAATGAAGGAGAGTGGATAGAATGTGACACATGCGATGGTACAGGTGAAGTTGAAGAGTATGAATATACTGTCACTCACAAGATAGATCATGGAGAAGAGATAGGTAAACTTACAGCTCTATACTTAGATCTACCTAACAGACATGAGAATCGTTTTACAGATGATTGGACTAAAACATTTGACATACGTATTGGTAAAGTGGTGAACATGCCACAAGAAGATTGTAACTGGTCAACACAAGATTGTGCTGCAGCTGGTTTACATTTTACTTCTGACCAGATACATTATGTAGGATGTGGTGATCAATCTGTTCTCGTTCTTATCAATCCTATGAAAGTGGTTGGTATTGGTGCACATAAAGGTAGATGCTTTGAGTATTTACCAATTATGACTGTACCAAGAGAAGAAGCTACAGAAATACTTCATGACAATCAGTTTGATACTCTTCAATTGGATGAAGTGTATGCTGTACGTGAACTTGATGACTTGCAAGCTAAAGTGAAAGAAGGTTTTGCTAAGGAGTCTAATAAGTATGAGTTTAGCTTACCAAATATATCTTCTATAGATGTACGTAATATTGTTGGAAGTCTTGAAGAGATGAAGGCTGAGATTACTGCAAGAGTTAGGATGGTAGATTAATAAATTAGGGGATAACATTTATTTGAATTATATTTGTTATCCCTTTAATTTTAAAATTATGGCAAAGAAACCAAAGAAACCGAGAGTACCTCGCACTAGAAATGCTGGAACAATGACAGAATCAGCATTTTGGTCTATGATTAGAAGTGCACTAAGACAAAAGAGTAGATGGTGGAAACCAATTTCTGAATGTAAAACTCTTGCAAGAAGAGCTTATAAAGGAAAGAATAAAAGACAGAAGTGGGAGTATCAATGCAATAAGTGTAAAAGTTGGTTTAAAAGTGATCAAGTTAATGTTGATCATATTGAACCTGCAGGTAGTTTAAATTGCTCAAATGATCTTCCACCTTTTGTAGACACTCTATTCTGTGAACAGGAAAACTTACAGGTACTTTGTAAAACATGTCATGATGAGAAAACACAATTGGAACGCAAATTAAAACAATTTAAAAAATAATGAGCGTACAAGAATGGAATTGGATAAATCAATTAAAAAACAAAGAAATGAAACAGTTTAGAACACCTGGCCATTATGAGAATGGTCAAAAGTATGATATTATAGACGTATGTAATGATTACTCTCTTAATTTTAACAGGGGTAACATTGTAAAATATATAGCTAGAGCAGGTAATAAAGGTATTGAGATAGACGATTTATATAAAGCTTTAGATTATTTACAGAGAGAAATTGAATGTGTTAAATCTATAGGAGAGGAGCGTTATGATAAAAGGAGTTAAATCAGAAACTATTCAAGAAGTTGATATAGTTGTAAAGGAAGTTAAGAATTGCCCTCTTAAATATGACAACACAGAAAGAGTATTGATAATAGATGCTGACAGTATTATGTATTTTGCTACACACTTTCCTGAAGACTCTCTAATGGAGTTTCCAACAGAGGAAGAAAGAATAGAAGAGGCTAAGTATAGAACTAGAACTAAGCTAGAAGAAATTCATAATAACATAGAAGAGTTTTATAATATACAAGAAACTTTTATATTTATAGGAGGTCGTGGTAACTTTAGATACAAGCTTTATCCTGACTACAAATCAAATCGAAAAGAAAAGAATCCATTGATTCCAATCATTGCAGATTATATGTTAAATGAATTACATGCTATACCTTCTGTAGGAGCTGAAGCTGATGACTATGTATATGATGCTTATATATTGAGCGAAGGTAATTGTCTTGTAGCAGCTATAGATAAAGATGTATTTTATAATTGTCCTGATGTACCATTCTATAATTATAGAAGTCATGGAGATACTCTAGGAGAGTTTAAATCTATTTCTAAAGAAGAAAGCAGACTAGCTATAGCTTCTCAAGTAGTGATAGGTGATAGTGGTGATGCTATACCTGGAGCTTACAGAGTTGGTAAAGCATGGTGTAGAGATAACATGCACCTAGGTATGACAGATTATCAATTTACTAAAGCTATATTTAGAGCGTATCTAAAAGCAAGCGGTGGTAATGGTCAGATAGCTAAAGAACAGGCTAGATTAAATTACAGTGTATTAAAACTATACACACAGGATGAACTTAAAACAATTAATAAACGCTAATGAAAAAAACCATAACTAGTATCTTTATGGTTCCAACTTTAAAGATACCTAAAGACGAGCTCCGTAATAATGGGTTCTTAAATGCTTACGTTGAAGACTCTAGTAAAGATATACAGTACTCAGATTCTGTATATCTTTTGTTCTTACCTGAAGACATACCTAAGTTTAGGGAGTTTCTAGACGATGAGTACGAAAGAACTACAGCTATTATTGAAGACTATGACTATCCTGATGGATATGTAGTAGTAGTATATAAACTTAATATGAAATGGGAGATAAACTTTGATCTAATTAGGCAAGGTAGATATTCTGAAACAACTGATAATTTTCAAAAGTTATTTAGAAAAGTTATAAAGATTAAGAAGAACGGACTACACAAAGACGAACTATCACTACAGTACAGAATATTTAATAAAACTGAAGATATGATTGAATATTGGCAGGATAAATTAGGTGTAGAGTGGAATAGTGACTATGAAGTATGGGATGGATTCAATATAGAAAACGAAATATTAGAAATAGAATCAATATTAAAAACTAAAGTAACATGAAAACAATTGAATTATTAAAACAAAATAGAAACGCAGCATTGCATATAAAAACTTGGTATGTAAATAAACTTACAGAAAGTTTAAAAGATTTCAATGAAGATGCTGAATTCAAAAGAATGATAGCTGAGAAAAAGATAAGTGATAAAGACATTACAAAAATAGTTGAAAGATCTCCTAGAAGTCTTCTAGATATGTTTGATGAAAGTAAAATATTTGTAAGTATAACTGCAGAACATAAAGCTTTTACAGCAACAGTAAGTTGTCCAAATTCAAATGCTGCAACTTTTATAGGACCACTTGATGATAGATATGAAATTGATAAAGCTGTTACTAAAGAGGCAATATTAAAGCTTGAGAGTGTGCTTACACCTGATACTGAAGAAGTTACAGAAGAACAAAAAAAAGAAGATAAATCATGAGAACAATTGGAAAAATTATATTAGATTTGCTATCCGATAATCAGATATCAGCTGCAGAAGCTGAAGTACTAATCACTAGCCTTTCAGAGAATAACAGACCCTCAGGTTTTCAACCTAAGAGGATTGTTGGTCCCTATTGGTTTCAAACAACAACTTAGATATGAGAACAGCTGAAGAATTTAATAACACCTATGAATTAATTTGTGACGGTGGAGGGCTTGTAATAGATGTACCTGCAGTGGTACAATTCTTAAATGTAGCATTTGATGACTTTATAAAAATTGATGGTTTTAGATACACACAAGTATCTACTGTTCGTGGTATTCCTAGAGTGGATACTAATTTAACAGACATCATGCCTTATGTAGGTCACGTTATACATTCAGAATTAGAAGACAAAATATCTTTAATTCTAAAAGTAGAGTTTGAAGTGGAAGAAAGATTAAGATCAATAAACCTAGATAAAAACGGTAAACCCTTAGAAATATGAATAAAGACATCTTTAAAGGTAGAGTGAACATACTACCTTATGAATATCCACAGCTATTAGAATACAAGGACGCTATCAGACATTCCTATTGGATAGACACAGAATTTAATTTTACAGAAGATATACAAGATTTTAAAGTGGTAATCTCTGCTAAAGAGCGTGATGTCATTAAAAAGACAATGCTTGCAATTGCACAGATAGAAGTCAATGTAAAAACATTCTGGGCTGATATGTATAAACGTATGCCTATTACAGAAGTGGGTGATGTGGGTATGACGTTTGCAGAATCAGAAGTGAGACATAAAGATGCATATGCTAGACTCTTAAGAATATTAGGACTTGAGAAAGAGTTTCAGAAAGTTATAGAGGTGCCTGCAATAGAAGGTAGACTTAAGTACTTAAAGAAATACCTAGACGGTACACGCTCTAGAGATAATAAAATGTATACTAAGTCTGTACTATTGTTCTCTCTATTTATAGAGCACGTAAGTCTGTTTAGTCAGTTCTTAATTATGATGAGTTTTAACAAAGAAAAGAATGTACTTAAAGGTATATCTAATGTTGTTGAGGCCACTAGTAAAGAAGAAGAGATACATGGTAACTTTGGTGCTGAGATTATTAACATTATTAAGAAAGAGAACCCTGAATGGTTTGATAATAATTTTGAAGAGCTTATTTACTCTGCATGTAGAAAAGCCTACAGTGCTGAATGTAAAATACTAGACTGGATCTTTGAAAAAGGAGAACTTAGCTTCCTACCTAAGGAAACAATACAGCATTTTATAAAGAATAGATTTAATAACTCTCTAGAGAAGATAGGTATGAAGTCTATATTTAATGTAAATAAGGAAAGGCTAGCTTCAACTAAGTGGTTTGATATAGAGATAACAGGTACAAAAGAAGGAGACTTCTTTTACAAAAAAAGTGTAGATTATAATAAGAAAAGTAAGAGCATTACTGAGGATGACTTGTTTTAAAAATAAGTAAAAGTTATGACAACAGTAGTTTACATTTGGAAATTTATTATGACAGTAGGAATGGTTGCGTGGATAGCCATGATAATTTATTTGTTAATTAAAGATAAAACATAAGATATGGAGTATAAAAGATATTACTGGCTTAATGAAGACAGTAGAAAGTTCTTGTCCAGAGGATACTTGGATGAGGAACCTGAACAAAGAATAAGAGACATAGCAAACATTGCTGAGAAGTATTTAAATATAAAAGATTTTGCACATAAGTTTGAAGACTATATGGCAAAAGGATACTACAGCTTATCAACTCCTGTATGGATCAACTTTGGTAAATCAAAAGGTTTGCCTATTAGTTGTTATGGTTCTAATGTGGATGACACACTAGATAGTATACTAAATGCAGGACGTGAGATAGGAATGATGTCTAAATATGGAGGAGGTACAAGTGCCTATCTTGGAAACATAAGACCTAGAGGATCAGGTATTAGTACAGGAGGTCAAGCAGATGGACCTATTCATTATGCTAGAATGTATGACACTGTAGTAGATGTTTGTAAACAATCTGCTGCTAGACGTGGGGCTTGTGCAGTGTATCTACCTGTAGAGCACGATGACATACATGAGTTTCTAGACATAGGTACAGAGGGTAACCCTATTCAGAATCTACAATATGGTATTACAGTTAGTGATGCTTGGATTGAAGAAATGAAAAATGGAGATAAAGATAAGCGTAAGATATGGGCTAAGATTATACAAAGACGTAATGAGTTTGGATTTCCATACATTATGTTCTCTGATAATTCTAATAAGAATACACCTTATGAAGAGTTAGGATATAAGATAACAGCTTCTAATCTTTGCTCAGAAATACAATTACCTACAGATAGCTTTCATAGTTTTGTTTGCTGCCTAGGATCTATAAATCTTTTACATTGGGATGAGATTAAGAAGACAGATGCTATAGAAACTTATGTATTGTTTCTAAATGCTGTAATGAATGAGTTTATACAAAAAGCAGAGCACTTACCAGGAATGCGAAGAGCTTTTAAGTTTGCAAAAGAACACAGAGCTATAGGCCTAGGAGTGTTAGGTTATCATTCTTTGTTTCAGTCAAAGCTTATTGAGTTTGAATCTTTAGAAGCTAAGCAAATCAACCATGATGTATTTTCTACATTAAAAGAAAGAAGTGAGGAAGCATCTAAATGGTTACATGAAGCTAAAGGTTATTCATGTATTAGAGAAGGCTATGCTAATACAACTCTTATGGCTGTAGCACCTACAAAATCTAGTAGTTTTATACACGGTGCTGTATCTATGGGTATAGAACCTATCAAGTCTAACTATTTTATCAAGGATCTTGCTAAGTCTAAGACTGTTTATAAGAACCCCTTCTTGGAATGTGAACTAGAAAAGTATGAACTCAACAATGATAAAACATGGGACTCTATTCTTAAGAAAGATGGTTCAGTGCAGCACTTAAAGTTTCCAACTAAAGAAGTGTTTAAATCTTTTATAGAGATTAGTCCTAAAGAGATTGTACTACAAGCAGCTCAGAGACAGAAGTTTATTGATCAGTCTCAAAGTTTGAACTTAATGATACATCCTAGTGTAAAAGCTAAAGATATCAATAAGCTTTATCTTTATGCTCATGAGGAAGGAGTTAAAACTTTATACTATCAGTTTAGCCAGAGCTCAGCTCAAGCATTTGCAAGGAACATTCTTGATTGTGCTAGCTGTGAAGGATAACTAAACTAATTATAAAAATGTAAGAAATGTTTAACTTAGGTTTTTTTATCTCTCATACATTTCTTACATTTGACATATGAAAGTAGATATTAAAAATGGGGACTACTATGTAGAGAATGGTAGAGTTCATTTTAAAGAAGAATATCTGCTTAAGAAGAGACAATGCTGTGGTGTAAAATGCATACATTGTCCTTATAGTGAAAGAATAAAAGGAAACACCGTCCTTAAAAAGGTGACTTGAATTAAAATTTTCTGTTCTGTTTTTTAATTGTGAAGAAGGGCCTTGGAGTAATCTAAGGCTTTTTTTTGCTTGTAAAATAGAGTGGAATTTTGTATATTTGAACATAATTAAAAACAATTAAATATGGCAAAAAAGCTAAAAGAAACAGGGAATAAATTCCAGGATGCTCTGGAAAAATTGAACAAGCAATACGGTCAGGGTACTGTATTAGCTTTAAACAGTAAAACAGGAGGGGACTATGATCTTATAAGTACAGGATCAATAGGTTTCGATTACATCACCTTAGGGATAGGTGGTTTTGCAAAAGGTAAAATGTACGAGCTTATGGGCTGGGAAGGTACAGGTAAGTCTACTATATGTGGACATGCTGTAGCTAGTGCTCAAGCTAATGGAGGTAAGGTAGTTTATATTGATGGCGAGCATGCTGTAGATAAGAATTACTTTGAAGCTCTAGGTGTTGATACAGGTAGCATGTTAATTGCACAACCATCATCTGGAGAAGAAGGTTTTAACATTGCTGTAGAGCTAATGTCTTCTGGAGAAGTAGATCTTATTATTATAGATTCAGACTCATCATTAATACCTAAAGCAGTATTAGATGGTGATGTAGGAGATCATGCAATTGGTAAGAAAGCTAGACTGAACAGTAGTGCTTATCCAAAACTAAAATCTATTGCACACAACACAAACACATGTCTTATTGTAATATCTCAATACAGAGAAAAGATTGGTGTAATGTTTGGAAACCCTACAACCACACAAGGTGGACATGCGCTAAAGTTTTATTCTGATGTAAGAATAGAAGTTAGTAGATCATTAGCAAAAGATGGTCAAGATGTGTACGGTAACATTACTAAAGTTAGATGTACCAAGAACAAGATGACACCTCCATATCAGAAGCATCAATTTGATATTGTTTATGGTATAGGTATTGATAGAGTGGGAGAAGCATTACAACTGCTGCATGATTTTGAATTAGGTCGTAAGTATGGTAAGACATATACATTTGATGGGGTTAAGTATGACTTAGAAGAATTCAAACAGATGGTACTAGAAGATGTAAACTTCTTTGAGACAATAAAGTCTACATTAGTTTCTGCTATACGTGGTGAAGATGATAAGTTTGAGGAAGTTGAATCAGAACCAGTTGTAGATTATGAAGCTGCAAAAGATATAAAGGTTAATTCACCTGAAACTTTATCACCTGACTTATTTGACACTACTGATTTATGAAATGTTTAGTGTGTGGAAAGAACTCAGATTCTGAGTATTGCTTCCAACATAAACCTAGAAAACAACTAGCCACAAATAAAGGATTTAATAAGCCAACACTAACTAAGAAATTAAAGGTTAGTGTTGGTAAATCCAAACCAAACACAGATCATTTACTATTCAAAGCCATTTGGAAAAAGAGACCACATAGTTCAGAGTTAAGTGGTGATTATTTAGGCAAAGAAGCATTTAGTACATACTTTCATCATATACTTCCTAAAAATAAATATCCTGAAATTAGGATGGATGAGGAAAATATTATACTTTTGACAGTTGACGAACATGCTAACGTAGAGGCAGATATCTATAGGTATGATGAGATCAATAAACGAAGGAATCATTTATTAAAAAAATATAATCTGTCATGATTGAAGTATTAAAATTCAGTGCTACTTGGTGTGGACCTTGTAGAGTGTTAGCTAGTAATTTAGCAGGTGTCTCAGGTATAACTAACATAGATATCGATAAAGATATGGAGTTAGCTAAAGAGCACAATGTTAGAAGTGTTCCATTAATGATATTTAAAGTTGATGGAAAAGAAGTACATCGAAAAGTTGGTGTAATTTCTAAAGATCAGTATGATAGTTTACTAATAGAACTAGGTAATGATTTAAAATGGAGTAAACAATAAATAAACAATATGAAAAACCAATTTTATTACACAAGAAAAGAAGCTATTGATGGTACGGACCCTGTAGAGTATGCAGAGTTTTTAGATAGCATTAACTTAAACAAAGTTATTAGAACTGTACAAACAGCTAGTGACACTGTAGTGGTGTTATTAGATGACATGCATGAGCGTGTTACAGAAGTACCTAATATTAATCCTAAAACCAACAAGGTGATTGGTACTAAAAAGAAAGTGGAAGTTTATCAAACAGAAGCTTATTTATATGGAGAAGATATAGAACGATTTAGAAAACTATCAAATATTGAATAAAATGGCAAAAAAACCTTACAAAGAATTACTAGGAAACAGAATATATGTGAATGTTCCTAAAAAAGATGAGAGTAAAATTATAGTTGACGAGAATACTAAAGAAGCTCTACAAAGAGAAATGCTAAAGAAGATGTCTAAACTTAAAGTTTATGATGTTGGAGATATAGTAAAGAATGTAAAAGTGGGAGATACAGTACTAGTAGATCCAGGCAAGTTAAAAGATGCAATGGTTATCCCTTTATCTGATGACAAAGATGTACTACTAGTATCCCCATTTGATATATTACATGTTTGGTAATGGAAAATAATAACCTCCCTTTTATATCTTGTAAGTGTATTACGTATGGTCGAGTTGACACATTAGTAGAAGCTTTACATAGTTTTTTAATTCAGGATTATCCTAAAGATAGGTGTGAATTAGTTATTGTAAATGATTACCCTAATCAAAAACTTATATATGATCACCCTCAGGTTACTATCTATAACTTAGATAAAACTTTTCCTTTGATAGGAGAGAAAGAGAACTATGCTATTGAACGATGTAAAGGGGAACTTATTGCTGTATGGGATGATGATGATATAGCACTATCAAATCATTTAAAAAATATAGCAAATCACTGGAAAGAAGATACTAATATTATTCATTGGGAAACAGGTGTATATTATAATGAACCTGAGATTACAGCTATAACTGGAGTGGGTAACTCAGGAATAGTGTATAGTAAAGATGTGTGGGAAAGAATAGGTAAAAGTCCTCTAGAGAATGCTGGTGGAGACATGACACTAACTAATAAAATTCACGCTATAGGTGGTAAAGTAGATGTTAAGATGCCAGATAGTGAAGTTTCTTGGTTTTACATGTGGGGCGGTAGAGGATATCACCAATCTGGACAAGGTACAGACGATGGAACTAGACCTAATATTATAGAAAGGCACTCAGAACACATAGAAAGCGAGAGGAGAAAAGGTAATATACCTACAGGTGACGTATATTTACGTCCTAAGTGGAATAAAGATTATAAACAAATGCTAAAAGATTATGTCAGCTCTAGTTGAGTTTATTATTCCTACATACAATAGGCATGAGCCTTTAATCTGTATGCTAGCTTCTCTTACAGCTCAAACAGATACTGACTGGAGCGGTCATGTAATTATAGATGATACAGAAAGTGAAAGAATATCTGATATAGTAAAAAGTTTTAATGATCCTAGAATATACTGTACCTTCATGGATAAGCGGTATAATGACTGGGGACATACGTTAAGAGAGCGTGGTAAACAAATGTCAGATGCTCAATATATAGTAATGACTGGAGATGATAACTACTACACACCAAACTTTGTTTCTGAACTGCGAACAGCAACAGCTAACTCTCCTGGTTTTATTTATTGGGACATGGTACATTCTCATTATGATTATGCATACTTTAAATGTAGTCCATTTAGTAATCAAATAGACATGGGCGCCTTTTCTACTAGAAAAGACCTAGCTCAGAAAATAGATCTTGGAGTAAGATATGATGCTGATGGTCGGTTTGTAGAACAGTTTAAAAAGAAGTTTGCAGAAGAAGAAATGTTTAAAATAAATAAAGTTTTATTTGTACACAACTAGTAAAGTAAAAGCTCTATTAATTAATAGAAACCTCTTAACCACTTTTAAGAATACGTTAGAGTTCTTAAGAAAAGAATCCAGAGTAGAGATTCACATACTGGATCAAAAATCTACTTATCCTCCCCTGTTAGAATTCTACAAAACAATTTCTGAAAAAGTTCACTACTCAGAGAACGAAGGTCCATATTCAGCATGGCATCATAGATATAATCACTTACGTAAAAATTACTTTATTGTAGCAGATACAGATTGTATATATGATAATGTTCCTGATGACTGGTTAGATGTAATGTTACACGCTATAAACCAACCAGGTTCTCCTAAAATAGGATTTTCACTAGAGATAGAAGATCTACCCAATACAGATCAAGGTAAACAATCATATGCAAATGAGGCTAAATACTGGGAGAATAAAATTGATTTAGGATGGGACGCTTATGTAGACACTACGTTTGCATTATATAGAACTGATATGCCATTCTCATATGATGCAATAAGATTAGATAGACCTTATTGTATAAAACATGCACCTTGGTATATAGACGATTGCTGTATACCTGAAGAGTGGCAGTACTATTTAGATCATGCTAACACTATATCTACTTGGAGAAATAGAATAAAAAAAAGCCCCAATTAAGGGGCTTTTATTATTTACATCCGTATTTACACTTCTTCTTTTTCATCTTGGATCCAGACTTAGCTTTCATAGTCTTACCATATCCAGCTTTCTTTACTGTTTTACCTTTCTTAGCAAAGCCCATTTTATTACGTACAGCTGTAGGTAATGCTTTAAGTCCTTTCTGTGAAGGCTTAGGTTTCTTTAATCCAGCCTTAGCTTTTTTCATTTTACCTTTAGGAGGAACCATAGAAGCAGCTTTGCCACCATAGGTCATCTTCTTAGCTTTTGTTCCAGCCTTAGCCATCTTCATTCCTGATTTGGCCTTTTTCATTTTAGTTCCAGACATAGCTTTTTTCTTTTTAGCTCCGCCTGCTTTGTATTTACGCATCATAATTGTATAGTTTGAGGATTAACATTTCCATCTTCTTCTAGCCTGCCTGATTCTAGAATTAGGATTATTCTTAGTCTTAGCAGAACTACGTTTTAACTGTCCCAAACTCCTAGCGCAATAAGACTTACGTCTCTTTGCAGCTTTAGATCCCTTTTTTACTTTACCTGTTACAGCAGTCTTTAGTTTACTGCCAGGATTTTTCTTTCTATAGGCTTTTACACCTTTCTTAGTCATACCAGCACCCTTCTTGGTAGGTCTGTAGTTAGCACCTTTACCCTTAGTGGTTTTTCTGATAGCTTTTTCTTTTCTTTTAGCCATAGGTTACTTTTTCTTTTTAGTAGACTTCTTACGCTTTCTAAGCGCACTAGTCCTCCTACCCATGCCCACTTTTTTCTTTTCAGCTACAACAGCAGCTTTACGTTTACCAACACCTTTCCATGTTACAGGTGTTTTCTTACTAACTTTTTTACTAGGTCTACATTTCTTCACGCCTTTATTCTTAGAAGATCCACAGGGATTACCCTTTTCATCTTTCCATTTCTCTTTAAACCAACGTTTAAGAGCAGCGCCTTTCTTTGTTTTCCTAACTGCCATCTATGTTATTATTGCAGAAACCCATAGAGACACTGCTGTTATTAAAAACATTTGAATAATAAAGAATACTACCTTTTTCATTTCTCATTAATATCACACCAACCTAAACATATTTTTTTAAAGGTGATATAATATATTATTTTACATATTAGATTTTTCATTTCTTTCAACCTCTACGTTTTCTACATTTTGCAATAGCACCACTGGCATAAGCAGAGGGAAATACCTTATACTGTCTTTTTATCTTATGATAACAAGCATCGTGATTAGGTTTTGAAGATTTACTACCTTTTTTAGCTTTAAGCACTCTCTTCTTTGCCACTGTTTTACCAGCAGTTACTTTTTTTCTCCCTCTTACTTTAGATTTTTTTCTTACAGCCATTTATGTTTTTAAGTTATTTTACAGGAGTCATTGATATAGGAGGTACTTCAGCTGGTGCTTCAGCTTCTACTACCACATCATTTTTAACTCCTTCTTCCATAAGTCTTTCGATTATATCATTAGCTCTAGTCATCAATTGATATCTACCAGCTTCTTCTGTACCTAAAAAGGTTCTAATTGTATTAAGGATTAATCCGAAATCTTGTCCTGATAGTTCAAATTTAGAGTCAGGTCCCCATGTGTAACGTTTGTTTGGATCGTACTGTGCCATAGTTTATTTAATTTTTGGTTTATAAAATTCTATCAAAGATATAAAATCCTTGTTATGTATCCAAATTTATCTTAAAGACAATAGTACCTGTAGTCTTAATGCTTTTAGATATATCTAAATGGATGTTAAACATTGTATGCAGTTTGATAATTTCTTCTAGTAGCATATTATTGTATTTAGGTACACTAGGTGCCAGTCTAAATATATAAGAGCTTTTCATTTTTGTTATCTGTAAACTAGAATATTCATCAACAGAATCTATCACACCTTCTAAGTGTGCAAAATATGCTTTTTCATTTTCTAGTTGAACTTCAGGGAAAAACTTCCTGCTTATTTGCATTAATGTTTAGTTTAATATATAAACCCAGGGACATAAGTCCCTGAGATATATAATTTGTTAGTCACTAATTAGTTACTAGTTGTTGTTGTAGTTGTTGTTCCACTTATAGTGGTTGTTGTTGTAGTTGTTGGATTACAACATTCGTATGCTGTAATTTCTTTCCAGTTTCCTACCTTAGGTTTCTTCCTGCGTAATACAAGAGAACCTGCTACTACTCTGCCAGATCCATCGAATCTAACAAAAGCTTTTAATTCACGTCTATTTGAAGATGCTTTGCTTCCCATTTGTTTAAGTTTAAAGGGTTAGTAATTAGGGGTTAGGTTAAAATTGAGAAACTAATTTCTTAAATTTCTCTGAGTTTTTGGTATTTATTAATTCTTCTATATAAATTTTTGTTATAGATTTATCATCTACATAATCATAGTTATGATTAAAAGGGTTACTATTTATAAAATTCCCTTTATAGAATTTATCTTTACTGTCTGATGTTACTCCAGCCATGTGTAAGATTTTATTAGTTTGCCACATCTCTATAGGATCTGTAGCCCATCTGAAATCTAATTCTTTAACAATTTCAGTTTCAATATTTCTTTTCCAAAGTATCCACAATACGCACCACATCTCTGAGGTCCATGCTTGTATTGTAGGTTCGTAATCATTATATGTTATATGAGTTCTCATAATGTCATATAATCTAGGTGACTGTATTTCAACTTCTTTGAAGTAGTCAATTAGAATGTTGTGAGGTATACCTTTATAATATAACTGGGCGCCTCCTGATTCATCATTCTTTTCTACTATAGTGTCAAATGAAACACCAATGTAAGCACACATAGATTTTATTATCTCATCACCTTTAGTCTTTAGATATTGATAACCTAAATATCCTTTAGTATCACTACAGTAAACTACATTATCTTTTGTAAACAAGCTAAAGTCAACAGCTTCCCTAAATATAACATCTGAATCTATTAAAAACAAGTCTTGATCTTTAGTATCTTGTTCTAAGTACTTGACAACTCCATGTATTTTTAATGTAGGGATGTAATGTTTCTGTAGTCTAGTATCTTTAAATATAAATACATTTTCAGGATGTGCCTCTTTAAATTTATTTATAAATTCTGATGGCTTTTCACCATCTCTATATAAAAATACTGCACGGTGGTTTTCTAATAAGCCTAGCTTTTCTAGATTATAGAACTGTACTAAATTTTGCCAGTGAAAATATGGATCATCTGGTTGTGAACAAATACTGATCATAAATATGTAGTTATTGGTTTTTTAATTAATTACGGTGTAGCAGTTGTTGTTGTTGTAGTTACACAACACTTACCTGAAACCTGAATAAGTCTCTCTAATTGCTTAGAAATGTTCCAAAGAAGTTTATTAGTTTCATTCCATCCAACTTGTTTACTTGGTATTGCCATTTTGTTTTGTATTAATTGTTACTATGTAACAAATTTATGAATATTCCTAGTATTATTTAAGTTCTGTACAAAATTAAAATAACTAGTTTAGTTATCGTTATCTAACTTATTTAATTAGAAGTCTAATGTTAGTGTTACTACAAGTAAATACAGCTTTATAGTTGTATAATTGTAATTTTCATTTGGGTTTATTAT